TCCAGATTGACTTATCTGCTGTTTTGAATATTTCAAATTTAATTTCTGGTCTATTTTTTTTTTGCCCTTCAAAAGATTGAAAGGTCATTGAATCGGTATTAAAAACCCAATCGGGTAATAACCAATCTTCAACATCAAAATGACACGTTACAGCTATAAATTGTTTATCAGATTTTCGTATTGCTTTTTGAATAGCGTTTGAACCAATTTGCGCCACGTTTCTATCTACAACCGAAGTAAACTCATCAAATACAGTTAATTTGTTTTCAGACAACAATGCTTTCGCTAAATCAACACGCATTTTTTGACCATTTGAAAGTGCTGAATATGGTTTTAACCAACTTGGTGGCGAAGAAAAACCAACTGAATTAAATGTGCGAGTAATTTCATCTACCGATTTATCTTCCGGCATATCGTCCAAAATACATTCGGCTGAATAATTAAAATCAGTTATATATGCTTTAGGAAATAATTCTTTAGCTATTGTTGTTTTACCTGTTCCGCTTGAACCAACAATTAAACCTATTTGCCATTTTTCAGGCATATCAATGTTTCCAACAAAATGTTCGGTAACTTCTTCATTTTGCAAATCAAATTTTCCAATAACAGAAGCTACACGAAAAGATTTTTTGGGTTTTGATTTTCTTACAATGTCAAAATTCGGCATACGTAACCTTCAGCTATTAATTTGTTGTATAATTTTTCTTGTTCCAATTCATTTTCTAATTCTACTTCAACACGAAACATGGCATTAATGTCATCAGAAATATCTTTGTCATCTTCATCTACATCTTCAATATTTAATTCAGGAATATCCAAACCCCATTCAATAAGCATTTCATTATCCCAATCGTTTCCTAAAATATCCCAATCCCATTCACCGAAGCCTACATTATCTTTTACAATAAATTCGCGCTTTTTTTCTTTAGACCAACCTTCAGCTACATCAATCCATACTTCAAATAACCCAGCAGCTTTAGCAGCTTCATAGCGCATATTACCGCCAAGTATTACCATATCCTCATCAACTACAATAGGTCGCTTTTCCATCATTTCAGGAAATTCCTTAATTGATTTTACCAGCTTTTTAAACTTGCTGTCTTTAATGTAACGCGGGTTTGTTTCGTTTGGCTTTAAGGTAGCCACATTTACTTTTTGTTTCATATCTAGTCGTAAAATTTCAATTTCTCTATTTGCCATTTTTCGCCCAAGGCATTTAGGGCATCTTTTAGATTTACATTTTTCACAATCCATTGTCCTTTGTGATATACTTCATACACCGTACATTCTTCTGCTGGTACATCTATGCTATCGTCATTCCATAAGTGCGTGCAATAAAACACAACTGCTTTTTCAGTTCCCCAGTTATCGCAAAGTCGTTCAAGCAATAAACGCTGTCCTTTAGGAATACGCGCGCCTTGTCTTTTTATTTCAATAAGTATTAATGCTTCATTATCAAACTCAAGAACTGCATCTATATCGCTTGGGTGTATCGCGCCGTTTTGCAATCCTGTAAAGTCAAGACCTTGTTTGGCTTGGTTGCTATTTCTAATAAGGCTAATCTTGTGGTTCAACATACCAAGTTATTTGAACGCCAAAAACGAAAAAGAAAAATTGCAGCATACGCTGTTCTTCGTCTATTTCAAATGCTTCAATGCGACCATCAACATATTGTATTCCAGCCACAATACCGTGTATTTGAAAAAATTGAAAGTGAAACATATTATTTATTTTGGATAAAATTAAAGTTTTATTTAACGCTAAAAAGGCACGTCATCGTTTTTTATCGGTGGTTTAAAAGTGCTTATGAGTTCAATATTCTTATAAACCCCACCGTTCTTGAAGTCAGGCGCAATTTTAAAACTACCAAGCTGCCCATTTTCTTTACGCTTTACTTTCTCCACATAAATTTCTACTTCATCACTTCCGAAGCTGGTGCGCTGACCAACGTGGCGGTAGCAAATAAGTCCATTATAAGCCTTGTTGTAAAAATCAGAACTGCCTGAAATATCATAAAGGTTAGCCTTGCGAAATACACCGTTAAGGCTTTCCAATTTACGAGGGTGCGCCACTAAAAATAAATGCGTATTGGTCTGCTGACAAAACTGCGTAATCTCTGAAAGCATTATGCCTACATAACTGTGGTCTTTTTGCGCGCTATGGTCTAGCATATTCCATGGGTCAATCACTAAAATATTTACGCCCTTCTGAAATACTAAATCCCTAAAGTGGTTCAGAATATTTTTTAGCGTTAGGTTCTCAAGGTCAATCTTAACCCAATAGAAATGTTCCTCAATAAAGTTTTTGGTTTTGTTAAGCTGCTCGTTATCGCAGTTGCGTTCATTAAGTTTATTAGCTATACGCTTAATATGCCCTTCGTATGGAAAAGATTCAGGTGCAAACATTGCTGACCTAAACCCGTAACGCACCGCAAGGTTTACGCATATTTGGTCAATAATATCAGATTTTCCCGAATTGGGAATACCCGTAACAACTGTCCATTCTCCAAAAGCTATCTTAAAAAACTCATTGCTGTCTGCAAGGTCAATCGTATAGTTTACTATGCCATTTTCGTTATAGTTAAGCACATTATCCCATATATCCGAAACGTTTAATACGCCTTCTAACGGAAAGGTCTTAGCTGCTTTTAATGCGCTGCGCACTTCTGAAGCACCCACCTGAACCAGCACCTCGTTTGCATCTTTATGCTCGCCCCAATCAACGTACTTGCATCGGTACGTTCCAAGCCTACGCGCCAACTCTTTCCTAAGCGCAAGCCCAGCAGAATCGTTGTCGGTGCATAAGATTATTTCTGTTTTATCTTCAAAATACTTCCAGCAGTTGTCAAGGTATTCAAGGCGTTGGTTTCCTTTACTTGCGCCATTGGGTACAGAACAAACATTGTACACGCCAGCTTCGTGCAAGCTAAGCGCGTCCATTTCGCCCTCAACAATGTAAACTTGTTCTAAGGTTTTGATATTATCCAGCCCATAAAACACGAGTTCCGCACCGCTGACCATCTTAAAGTTTTTTTCAGCATCTCGGTACTTGACGTTTATTAGCTGACCTTCGCGGTAGTAGTTAAAGTTTATCGTATTGCGCTTTTGCCCAACCTGTGGCATAAACTCTTGGCTTTCACCTACCTTCCAATGGGCAAGTGTAGCCTTGCTAATACCACGCCCTTCAAACCAGCTAATGATTTTTTCGGATAGGTTTATTTCAACCTCAACGGGCTTGACGTATTCTTTTTTCTCTTTGAATAATACAGAACCACCCCAGCCGCAGTTATGGCAGTTATAAACGCCCTTGTCAATGTTTACGCTTAAAGGTTTATCGGCTTTGTTTTTACGGGTATGGCTACATTGTGGGCATTTTGTTTTTACCTCGCCATTATTCTTGCTGCCAATCTCAATCCCCAGTTCTAATAATTCGTTTGCGTACATAGCTTAAAAAGCCCCTTTCGGGGCTTTAGTTTAGAAGTTGTCAAATACTGCGTTTCCTAATTCTTTTTGTGAAGTTGGTGCTAAGCCAAACCCTAATGCGCCAAATTTTTCTTTAGCCCATTTTATAGTTCTACCGTTAGTACCTCCAACTGTCCAAAGTAATGGGTGTCCATCTTCATCAGTTAATAATAACCATTGTGTTTCAAATCCGCTACTTAAAAAAGTAATCCAAGTAAATTCAAATTGTTCCATTTCGCTTTTAGTTTTTTAGTTATACCCAAAAATAAAAATAATTTTTAAATCTACAACTCTTTTTCAAAAAATTTTTTCAGTCGCTCAATATAAAGCACCGCGTCCATTAATTCTTCTTGAGCGTGATTAAGCCATTCTAACGTACTTAAATCTTCTCTGGCTAAGGAAGTACCATATTTTTCTAAACCTTCGTTAGAACGCTTTAAAAACGCCTCTACGACTGTTTTAACTATTGGGTCTTTAGCTGTGTTTTCCATTTAGGTAATTTTTAATGGTTAGTATATCTTGTTTTGAATATCCGTTATTGTGCATTAGTAAGAACTCATTGATTGTTTTACCATACGCGTTTACAAGCTGCACTTCTTGTTTGCCTTCAGGAGTTGTAACTAATTTCCAGTTACCCTTAATGCGCTTCATTGGTTCAGGTTTTTCTTCGCCATGTAGTGAATTGTACTTGGCAAGTATTTTATCCAGCTTACGTTCGCCATTTTTAGAAACAACAAGTGCGGGTAGGCTAAGTACATTGGCTGACCAAAATTCATCTTTACGCGCCCAACGGATTGCTTTATAGCTTTCAGCAAGGTTGTAATGCTTTTCAATGAACTGTAAAGTCTTTAGCCATTTTTGTTTTTGTGGCTTCGACTTAGGTAACGTTTTTTCGCCCTTAAATAATTCCAAAAAATAATCAAACGCTTTTACGACTTCAGGCGTAAAATGCACCGTTTCGTTTTTATTAGCATTAGTTATTTGTTTATTATTGGTTATATATACATCAGTATTAGTACTAGTGTTTATATTATTATATATATATATATTATCCTTTAAACTTTTCTTTAAGGGGGTATTAAAGTTTTCTTTAATGGGTATTAAAGATATGTTTAATACCCTCTGCTCAATTTCTTTGCTGTCTTTTTTGTAGATAAATTCAATGTTTAGGTAACCGTTTTTTGCAAGCTGGTTTACCCACTTAGATATGCTAATCGTGCTTACATTGTATAACTTGGCGAAGTATTTATTACTTGCTGTGCAGTTGCCTTGCTTGTCAGCTAAGGCAGTTATCTCGCCATAAAGAAGTTTTGCATTTGGGGTAAGGGCGGTATCGTACCGCACCTCTGCGGGTATTACCGCGAAGTAGTTTGGTCGTTCCATTATGTTTGCTGGTTTTACTTAATCAAATCTTCAATCCGTTCGCTAAATTCTTTTAATTCTGTGAAAAATAAAAGAAACTGCTCTAATTGAATATCATTTTCGCCATAAGCCTTAAATAAAATTTCAATCAATAGGTCGTACTCAACTTCGGTTAGCTGACCCATGTAATAGAAATTTTGTACCAATGTAATACGCTTAGGCGTTCGCTTTACCTTTTGATTTATTTCGTCAAAATAGATATGAAAATAGCGAATCATTACAAGGCGTTTTTAAAGTATTGGTCAATGACCAGCTTGCAGTCATCAAAATTATTAAGCCATATACTATACCAGTTCGCATTTTCAAGCGATTTAAGCCACATTTTTTGATTCGGTGTAGGTTTATTATACCCAACCTTTAGTTCTATCGCTAAACCATTGTATTTATCGTTTGGCGTAAAAATCAAAATATCGGGTATTCCTGAAGTAACACCAAGGTATTTCATTTTGTAGCGTTCAAACTTGCTACGCTTTCCCTCGTTCATTGGGTGGGTCATTACAGCTTCAGGATATGCAGTCATTACGTAAAGCATAACCGCGTGCTGTAAATGGTCTTCTTTGCCAAGATATTTGTAGTATGGGTTAGGTTTCGGCACATTACAAATCTAATCGAAATTTCCTTTGCTTTCGTACTCGGTTTGCAAAACGAAACTGCTGGGTATTGAATAACCCACTCCGTACTCGCTTAAAATAGACCGCGCTTTTTCAAATTCTTCAGGCTCAAATACCATTACATTGACCTTTGAATTATTGTACTTTTCGCTAAAAACAATAGGGTCGTATTTCTGCGCTATATTACTTACAGCGGATTCAAACGTACCGTATTTATCCGCTATTTGCTGCGTGCTTAAAACGCTTTTATAATATGCCCTTGCTATTTCATATCTCGTTTGGTCGTCAAATTTCTTTTTGCTCATAATGTTATTACGCCTTTTCTTTTAGTTTCTTCACCTCTATACCCAAGTGCTATACCCGTTTCTAAATAGAACTTCCATTCTGCTAATGCTTGCTTATAGGCTTCCCTTCCTCGCTCAATATGTTCTTCGCTTAAATCGTAACAAGTAACGTTGTAGGGGTAATTGGTTTCGCACGCAATAAAAATAAAGTTTTCTGCTGGCAAACCTAGTGCATCAGAATAAAATGCAGCTTGCAAATGGTAACCCCACTTGTAAATATCTCGCTTGAAGGCTTCTTTAGTATTTTCTTGACAAGTTTTTGGGTCGCTAATAAAGTTCTGAACGCGGTTAATACAGTCGGGGCGAACACGAACCTCAACGCCTTCAAACGTCAAATAATGGCTAAGTTCTATTTCTCCTTTGGTGTATTCTTGTGCTGTTTCGTTCTTATTGAAGTTTTCAAGAATCCCCATAACTTTTTCATAGCTTTCAGCATCTAAAAGCTGTTTGTTTTCTTCAGCAGCTTGCTCTAAAAACTTTGCCTTTTGTTCTTTGCCTTCTTTAGTGCGACCATCAAACTTAGGCATCACAATGTAGTCTTTATAAAACTGCTTCGGTTCTAATAGCGCAGTATGAACCGCAGTTCCCAAACTCAAGCTATCGCTTTCGTATGGCTTCTTGTTTAGGAAATGCCAAACGGACTTTTTCCAAATGTATTTTAGACCACTTGCGCTTATTGCATCGCTGCTATGGTATTGTTTGTTAGGTTCAATTTTTGTAATCATAGCTTAACAAATTATGGCTAATAAGCCGATTGAAATAAAAAAGGTTGCAACACTCATAAATGCGCCTACAACGTACAGGGCTAACATAACTCCAAAACTTTTATTATTCATAACTAAGGTCTATTTCGTATTCTAAAAAATAATCTTCCATAAAATCTATTTCATACGCTGGTATGATGGGCATTAAATCAGTTTTACTTTCATCAGTAGGTAACCAAATTTTAAGTATTTCAACTGAAGGCGAAATAGGTCGGTCAAAATAATTGCCTTGTTGCCCAGCATCGTAATTGTAGTACACGTTAATTTCAACGTTGCGTAAAGTGTAAGTTTGTTCTTTAATCATGGTATAAAAATTAAACCCCCCGAAGGGGGTTGGTTAATTATTTGATTTTATTTACAGTTGATTTATAGTTTTTGAAGAACTTAACACCTTCTGTACCTACTTCAGTGTACTTAGGTTGAGTAGTTGAAGTGTAGCAAATAGCTATACTGTATTCATTTTGGTAACCTGATTTTTTTGCTCTACCCATAGCTACTGCGGTATGAGTTCCTAAAGCATCTGAAAACTTAATTACATCTCCTTGTCTAATGTCTAAAATACTTACTTTCATTGTTTGTTTGTTTTTAATCACATAGCTAAATTAAAAAATATTTTTAATTCCACAAACAAAAAGCAAAAAAATTTTTAAAAAAAACGCTACCCGTTAGAGTAGCGTATGGCTTTGTTTACTGGGAAAACATCTTAAAAGGGTAAGTCATCTTCCTGTGCAACTGGCGCAGCTTGTGCTGGTGCAGCTTGTTGCTGTGGCTTGTATTGGTCAATACTTACCGCAACGTCCTTACCGTATTGGTCAGGCTGTTGTTTGTCATTAATGTTTAGCTTAATGTACTTTTTACCGTTGTATTCAAAAATGTTGTCTTGTGGTAAATCACTAAGGCAAATACTAATGTTTCTAAACTCGCCATATTGGCTGTTTATCTTTTTACCGTTACCTACATAAATTGTTTTCTTTGCTTCCATTATTCTACTTGTTTTTGATTGTTTACTAATTTGTGAAATTCAGTTATCGCCTTTATTACTTGTTTAGGCGTGCCTTTGACTTTGATAGTCATATTATCTCTAAAACTGTAATTAACCATAATTACAGCTTCATCTGTTGTTTTTGGATTCACAACTTAAAGATTTTTCGTATTTCAGCACCGTACTCTTTTTTCATTCTAAAACTCTTTAGAACCTTTTGTGCCTGTTCGGCTGTACCTTGTAGCGTAGCATGAAACTGCTGCTCGTTAAGCCACGGTCTGTTATCCTCTTTTTGATTGTTTACCGCATTGGTAACTTCATCTGCTGAAGCTATGGCGGTATCAATACCAATACCAAGGTAACCCAAAGCGCGACCTAATGCGCTGGTAAAACCGTTTTCTAAAAAGCTGGTCTTGTTAATGTAACTGCTATCGCGGTATTCTTGTGCGTGCGCTTCAGCCATTACATTGTTTTCTTGGTCTTTAATCGTAACCTTAAAAACGCCTTCTTTGTCGTTAAGTTCAACAACGCTTTCGTGAATTGACCAGCCAATAAAATCTTCGGCTGTTGTAAAATACTTTAACCGCTCGTTTACGGTAATGTAATCTGTCCCTTTAATGTTTACTGCTTTCATAGTTTTAAATGGTTATTTCAAATCCTAAATTCCGTAACTTTTGAATATCGCCAACGGTTAAATGTCGCGGGTCATCTAACTTCTTTTTTAAAGTAGGCATCGTAATACCCATTTCATCAGCCAACTCGCGTTTCAGCATTTTTTTCTGCTTCAGTTGTTCTTTAATTTCACTCATAGTTTACTGTTTTATAATGGCAAAAATAAAAAATAATTTTGGTTTTTAGCCCATAAATAAAAAATAATTTAAAAAAAAACTCCCACCCAGCCCGAAAGCTAAAGTGGGAGTCCCAGCAAACAAAGGGGAGCGTTTTAGGTTACATCACCTAATTGTATTGTGGAAATTGTTACGTTACTGGATTGATTCGGTTCGTGAAACTCTACGTTGTAAACACCGCTTTTGGCATTGTACGTTAGGCGGTCAATTATACCAGCACTAACCGTAGCGAAATCATTAAACTGTATATCTATTTTGTGGTAAGGGTATAATATATCGTCAAAATCTTGTGCTACAACCGAACACGAATAACGATTAATGTGCGCCCTGTTATCGTTTAGTATTTGCTGTGCAATAAGATAATTCAGCTTTGATTGACCCAACGTATAGCTTGGTGTTATAGCTGCGCTCTTTACATCGGTAAATTCTACAACTGGGTAAAAGAAGTCAAACTCGTATTTTAACTTTTTATTTTTTCTCGTTGAACCTGAAATAGCGTGTAACGTACGGATAGGCTCGTGGTAGTTCTTTACACTATATCGCCCTAAAAATACTTCGTCAAAATGTATTTTAGTTACCCCTCCGATAGTCGCTGTATCAATTACAGGCTCCCACATAATAATGCGGTAACGAACGTAGCTGCTATTGGCTTGCCCTGAAATAGTTTCTTTAATATCTACCCAAGTATTTTCCTGTGCATCAGCTTTATTAAATGGCAGCTTTGCTATTTGTGATTCAAGGGTATAAGATAACCATGCAACGCCAGTTGAATAGTAATAGCTTGGGCTTGTACCGCTTTGGCTTGCACTTACCTCTTTTACTATTGAATAGTAAATAGTGGTATCGTTATTATCCGAACCTGTATTTTCAATAAAGAAGCTGGTAAAGAAATAAAAATCTTCACCTAACGGGTCGTTCTCGTATTGGAAATCGCCTACGAAACCAGTATCAAATATCTTGTCGGTTGGCGTTCCGCTCGCAAGCATTTCTGTCGTTTTAACAGAATAGTTACCGCTCTTAACCCGTGAAGTTTTTATATAATCAAAGTTATCCGAATAGTAGGCATTGACTAAAATACTTGGTTTGGTTTCAAAGTTGGAATAAGGCGTAAGGTTTACAAAATCATCTGTTCTAATCAGCCCTACACCTATAAAATCAGTAGTGTAATTGTTACGGTTCATTACAACCTCAACTGCATCTATTGGCGTTTCGTAAACCACGCTTAAATCGTTTCCTACGGGCTTAAAATCTGTGGGTATAGTCTTAACTACACTTGGCGTAGTTGTGCCGACTAAACTGCCCGAAGTGCTGTATTCTTGAAAGCTGGGTGTGTCGCCATAAGACGAATTGTTTGTTATGTACCAATAATTATCCGATTGAAATACACGAGCATTGAACGCCTTTAAAACGTTGCTTAAATACCCATCAACGGTTTCGCTTATTAACTGAAAGCTGCTGCCGTAAGGAAACAGCCATTGCAAGTCCTCAAGTTCAGTAAAGCTATTTGTAATAAGTGGCTTGTAGGGTCTAAGCTGAAAGTCATTGCTAATTTTTATGCCTGAATTGTTAGGCAATAAATTTAGCATACTGTTTAG